TTAAACCACGTTGACGTGTAACCCGTGTTGCACCAGTACATCTCCCAGGGTGTGGGTCTGCGAACTGTTGTGGTAAACATCAAACTGCACGCCGTCCACCTCCCGCTGCCCACTGACCTGCCAGATATCACCCTGTCCTTTCACCAGATTGACCTGATCGCCATTGCTGCCTTTGATCAGCAGATCGTCTTCCGGTTTATCCGTGATGGTGAGCGCCTCGTTGAGGTCAAGCGTGATGGCGTTGGTGCCGGATTGCCCTAAATCGAAAATTTCGATGTTGTGCAGCTTGCCGGTCAGCGCGGTGAGATCGAGCGTCATATTGATACCGTCCAGCATCAGGGTATCGGTCCCTGCCCCGGCGTCGATCGAGGCAAAGCCCAGGGTCGACAGGTGGATGGTGTCATTACCGTCACTGCCCTGAAGGGTCTCGCCGCTCTGGTACGTGCCGTCCGCCAGATCGATACTCACGCCGCCAATCGTGAAGCTGTTGAGCTCGCTTTCCGTGGCGGCTTGCGGCGCGGGCGATACCGCCGCGTCGTCTTTGAGCGCCGTGGCGGTTTGCGCCTGCTGCGTAGCCGTTTCCTGCGGCTCGCTGCTGGCAGCCAGCAGCGAGAAGGTTTCGGCATCGGCCTGCGTCACGCTGAAGCCTGCTGGCGGTTGGGTGGAGATGATATTGCCGCCCAGTCCCACGTTCAGATAACCGGTATTCCCCGCCACATCGGTGGAGTAAATCGTCAGCACGCTGGACAGCGACAGCAGTTGCAGAATGTTCAGTCCGAGACCAAGGTTCGCTGACCAGTTGCCGTTGGCATCGGTGATCGCCGTTGTGTTCACGGTATTGTTGAGCAGCGACAGGTGCACCACCGCGCCTGAACCGAGATTGCGGGAACCGCCGCTCAGGGTGAGCCCCCTCGACAGCAGCGTCAGCAGATTCAGGGATTGCAGCGCGTTAAACGTCAGCTCCGGCGTGGTCAGTTTCACCGTCACGTCGGTGCTGGTTCGGTTGACGTTGCCCACGCTGTCCGTCACCGCCACGCCCACTTTCATCGCGCCGTTGGACAGGCCGTTTAACAGAGTATTACTCAGCGCCAGAGACCATGTGCCATCCGGGTTCACCGTGGCGTTATAGGGCGTTGACGAGCCCAGTGTTACCTGAACGGTTGCCCCCTGGCTGGCGCCGGTAATCCGCCCGCTGAGGATCTGACCGGAGCTGGCTTCGCTTACGTTCAGATAGTTATCGTTGCCAAACAGGGATGTCAGCGAGACCGTCGGCAATAAATGCGTGACGACATTCAACAGTCCGCTGGTGCTGGCGCTGTTGCCCGCAGGGTTGGTCAGGGATGCATTCACCGTCAGGGAGCCATCCAACAGCTGGCCCAGATCGGTTTGCGACACCGGAACAGACCATTTGCCGTCCGCCCCCACGGTGGTCTGGTATGTTTTCCCACCCAGCGCCACATTGACCACCGATCCCACCGCGTTGGTACTGCTACCGGTGATCACTTTGGCGCTCAGAATATCGGTGGCATTGAGGCCGCCGTCACCAAAGAGCGGATCGAGGATGATGGACGGCAGCGCGGCGATAGCCACCAGCAGGCTTCCCCCGCCAGTGGCGACGTTACCGGCGGCATCCGTCGCGCTTACCGAGACCGCTTGCGTACCGTCTGCCAGGCCCTGCAACAGCGAGCCCGGTAGCGACAGCTGCCATGAGCCGTCGGCCGCGACGGTGGTTTTCAACGACAGCGGGCCGAGATTCACCGTCACTTCCGTACCGGCGGCCAGGTGCGTGGCGCGACCGCTGAGGATTTGGTTAGAGAGTAAATCCGTCAGGCCTAGCGTCCCGTCGCCAAACGGCGTATTGACGGTCAGGGTCGGCAACGTATTGATAATGGCGTTCACAACTTTATTGCCCACCGCCACATTGCCCACGGCATCCTGTACCGTGGCGGTGACATTCAGCACGCCATCCGGCAACGCGCGCAGTACGTCAGGCTGCACCTGCACCGACCAGACGCCATTCGTGATGGTAGCGTCCAGCGGCGCAGCCGTGCCGATCTGCACCCGCACGGTTCCGCTGGCGAGAGGACTCACCGTCCCGCTGATGGTCTGGGCAACGCCGGCTTCCAGCGCGTTCAGGAACCCGTCGCCGAACAGGGTATTCACCACCACCGTTGGCAGGTTCGCCAGCCCAATAGTGACAGGCGAATTACCCGGCACCTGGCTGGTATTGCCGTTCGGGGTGGTGATGGTCACCGTCGGGGTAAATACGCCATCCGCCAGCAGCGCTAACTGCGCCGGGCCAACGTTAATGGTAAAGGTGCCATTACTGGTCACCACTCCCGCAAAGCTTCTGCCGTTAATGTCCACCAGCACGCTGGAACCCGCAGGCGCATTGCCGACAAGGCCAGTAATGGTCTGGGTCGCCAGCGCATCCGTCGCGTTCAACAAACCATCGCCGAACAGCGACAGGGTATTCAGAACCGGCTGCAACAGATCGAGACGCAGGGTATTCCCGAGGCTGGCGATATTGCCATTCTGATCCGCAGCCGTAATGCTGACCGGCACCACACCGGAACCGACGGTTTGCAAACTCTCGCGCACGTCTACCGGCAGCGCCACCGACCAGCGACCATCTGCCCCAACGGTGGTGGTAAAGACCGGCGCACTACCAATACTGATATTCAGCGTCTGGCCCGCCAGGCCCGTGGCCGTCCCACTGACCAGACCGGACAACAAATCGGGGATGCTGAGGGTGCCATCGCCAAACAGCGGATCGAGCGCCAGCGTCGGCAGATTGCGCAGCGCCACCGTCAGGTCAGTGGTACGGGATATGACGTTGCCAAAATCATCTGTTACCGCAACGTGAAGCGCGGCAATGCCGTCCGGCAGCGCCGCCAGCACTGATTGCGGTATGGTGGCCGTCCACTGGGTTCCGCTTACCACTGCCTGGAAGGTGTTACCCGCCAGCGTGACCGTCACGCCTGCCACGTTTTCTGCCGTAGACAGCGTGCCGGTAACCAGTTGACTGGTGGTGCTGTCCAGCACGTTAATGATGTTATCGCCCGCCGCCACCACATCACCTATCACCGGCAGGTCGCTCAGCGCCAGGCGAACGTCGATGATCTCATTGGTGGTGTTGCCGTTGGCATCGGTCACGTTGAGTTGCAAAGAGACGGTGTTGGTCAGGATCTGACGCCAGATATCCGGCGGGAAATCAATGGCAAACCGGCCATCCGGCCCGGCGCTCACCACAGGCAGCGTGATACCGGTGCCCAGCAGCGTCGCTTCAACCGTTGCACCACGGTAATCCCCTTCTATCTGGCCGGTTAGCGTCTGGGTCAGCAGCGATTCGGCGACGTTCAGCACGCCATCGCCGCCAATCAGATCTTCAACCAGGATGCCAAGGCCGCGGTTGAGCGCCACATTCAGCGCCACATTGTTGGTGGAGGTATTACCCGCCGCATCGGTGGAGGTGACAGATATAACCTGCGCGCCATCGGTCAGGGTGGTGAGATCGAGGTCCGCGGAGTTGATGGTCCAGGTGCCATCCTCGCTGACAATCGCTTCGGCAATTAACGGCCCTACGCGCACCGTAACCGTTTCGCCCGCATCCCCTCTCCCGCTCAACAGCACGGCAGGCAGGACGGTGGCAGTGGTCAACAACGCCGGTACCCCAAGGGCGTCCACAACAAGCAGCGGCGCATCCCTGTCCACCGTGATCGGGCGAACGTCGGTGCCCGGATTGCCCGCCACGTCGGTAAGCGAGGCAGTGACCGCCAGTTCCCCGGCTGGCAGGGCAGCCACCTGTGCGGGTGTCAGCGTAACGGCCCAGTTGCCTGCGCTGCCTACCGCGCTGTAGAAAGTTTGTCCGCCAACGGTGACCGTTACGGTGCGCCCGGCCTCCTCTGCACCCGCGGTGCCGGTGATCGTCAACGGCTGATTGCTTTCCCCGGCGCTAATGATGTCATCGTCCGTGACAGGCGCGATCGTCACCACTGGCGGCGTGGTATCGACAATCACCGAGGTGGTACCGGTGGTGACAGGCTCCGCTACGGTGGTGCCAATCACGGCATAGTCGGTTTGCGCCGCGAACACTTCCGAAGGTACGGCCAGCGTCCAGTCGCCATTTTCATCGATAACGGCATTACCTACCGCGACGCCATTGACGGTAACCGCCACTTCCTCACCAGCTGCAAAGCCGGTGGTACGCCCGGAAAGCGTTACGATGCCGCCGCTCAGTTCACTGGCGTTCAGGTATCCATCCGTGCCTGGCGGGTTAATGGTGACGCTGTATTCCGGCGGTTCGTTGTTGATGGCGACAGTCAGCGCAGGCGATGTCGCCGGGTTCTGGGCCCGGTCACTGACCGTCGCGGCAAGGGTGATTTCTCCCGGCGTGAGCAACGCCATTTGCTGCGGCGTCAGTTGCAGCGACCAGGCTCCGTTTGACTGAACAGTGGCGAGGTACTGCTGGTTGCCCAGCGTGACCGTTACGGTCTGTCCGGCTTCGACATTGGTGGTGGTGCCGCTGAGGGTCTGGAGCTGCTGACTCTCCTGGAAACTTAACGCGCCATCGCCAAACGGGTTTTCAACGGTGATGGTCGGCGGAGCCAGCGCAACAGTGACTGGCACCGTGGCGCTGCCGGTATTCAGCGCGCCATCGGTCACGGTCACGACGATGCTCTGCGGGCCATTCGGCACGTCAGCCCAGCTGTCGGCGTCCAGGTTAAGCGTCCAGGCGTTGCCGGAGACATCTGCGGTAAACGCCACGCCGCCAATGGTCACGGTGACGGTGGTGCCTTGCGTCACGCTGCTCGACAGCGAGCCACTGAGTTGAGTATTACCGTCCGCTTCCGCCAGATTGAGATAACCATCAGTAAAGACGGGCGTGTTGATCGTCACGCCAGGCGGCGTCAGCGCTGCGTTGAATGGCACCTGCAACTGCGTCTGGTTGCCGTACTGATCTTCGGCAATCACCGTCAGTGAATGCGGCCCGTTTTGCAGCGACTGCAAGGCACCCGCAGGCAGCGGCACGCTCCAGTCTCCTTGCGGATCGACGCTGGCCACATAGCGCGTACCGTTAACGTCGAGGGTAACGGTCACATACTGATTGGCTCCGGTCACGCCGGTCGTCCCGCTCAGGGTCAACGGTCCGGCGGCTTCGGCGGCATTCAGGTAGCCATCATTGCCAAACAGCTCGGTGACCTGCGGCGTGGGCAGGGTCGTTTGCACCTCGTAGCTGATTTCAGCGCTTGCGGTATTTTGCGCGGCATCGGTCACCAGCACGGTCATGGTCGGCGACGTGCCCGAGGTCAGGCCCGCAAAAGCGGTATCGGGCAACGTGACGCTCCATTCGCCCAGATCGTTCACCGTGCCGGCATAGTCCTGGCCGTTAAAGGTCAGAATGACGGTTTGCCCTGCCCCCGTGACGCCGGTCGTACCACGCAGGGTTTGCGAGGTTTCGGACTCAGCATAATTGAGTACCCCGTCGCCGAACGGCGTCATAAACGTGGCGCTGGGCAGCGTATTAATCACGACGCCAAAACTGCCGTTTCCGGTTGAGGTGTTGCCCGCCACATCGGTCACCACGACCGTGACAGGCAGCGTGCCGTCCGGCAACAGCTGAAGTTGTTCTGCAGTAAGCGGCAATGTCCAACTGCCATCCGGGTTAATCGTGGCCTGAAGCGCCAAGCCATCGTTAATACTGACGGTAACCTGGCCGACATCGTCGAAAGCCAGGCCGGTGCTGCCCTCCAGCGTACCGCCAGCCTGGGCTTCAATGCTGTTTAACGTGCCGTCGGTGAACGGCGGCGTCAGCGTCGGTATCGGCAATGTATCAATGCGAACGTTAAAGTTTTCCGACTCGCTGGTGGACGCGTTACCCGCTTTGTCCACGACGCTAATCGTCAGGCTGTGAGGCCCATCCTCCAGGTTTTGCAGCACATCCGCAGGCAGTTGCACCGTCCAGTTGCCCTGATCGTCCACGCTGCCCGTAATGGGCGGCAGCCCGTCGATAACAACCTGCACAACTTGCCCGCTGCCGGTGAGCCCGGTGTTGCCGGTCAGCGTCTGACCGACCCCGGCCTCTTCCTGATTCAGGAAGCCGTCCGTAAACAGCGTGTCAGGCAATGTCGCCACCGGCGCGGTCAGCAACAGTTCAATATCCTCGCTGGTGCTGGCCGGATTGCCCCAGGCATCGGTTGCGCTAACGGTAATAACATGCTGCCCGGTTTCGAAATTAGTTAACTGGCCGGGAGCGATCGGGACGCGCCATACGCCGTCGGTGACGGTTCCGGAACCCAATAACGCGCCGTCAAGATAAACCTCAATCACGGTGTCATTAGCCAGCCCGGTGGCCGTCCCGGTGATGTCTCCGCCGTTATTCGCCTCGTCAATGCTGACCAGGTTATCGCTGAATACTGCGTCCAGCGTCAGGGTCGGCAGTACGGTGCCCACATCCAGCGGCAGAGGCTCACGGGTCACGTTGCCCTGCGGATCGGTTACGACGAGCTCCAGGTTATTCACCCCCTGATCGAGCGCGCGCAGATCCTGGGACGGCAGCGCCAGTATCCATGTGCCATCGCTCCCGGCCTGCGTGGTGAGGGTATTGCCGTTGATCACCAGCGTTACGGTCGATCCTGCCGCCGTGCTGCCGGTCAGCAGTTGATCGATGCTCGCTTCGGCAATATTCAGTCGGCCATCTTCGTAGAAGCCGCCTTGATCGACCGTCACCAGCGGCCCGGTGGTATCCACGGTTACGGGATATTCGATAACGGCCTGGTTGAGCGCCGGATCGCGTGCGGTAACGACCAGTTCATAATCCTGATCGGTCAGCGCCTGGAGATCCTCTGCCGGGATGGTCACCTGCCATTTGCCATCCGCGCTCACCCTGGCGGTGTAGTTGCCGTCGCCGAGGGTAATTTCCACCAGAGTGCCTTGCGGAAGATTGCGCGATCCGCCCGTAATGATGAGCGGCTGATCCTGCTCCTGAGCGTTAATCACATCGTCGCCCGCCACCACATCCACTGTCAGAGTGGGTTGATTCGCCTCGCTCGCGATAACGGTGACGGTTCGGCTGGCGCTCGCCGGATTGCCCGCCGAATCGGTCACCAGCGCGCTAATCACCTGCGGGCCATCTGCGACATTCGCCAGATCGGCAGCCGGCACATCCACGCTCCAGGCACCGTTCGCCTGGACCTCGGCACGGTATTCCACGCCATTCAACGTCAGCACTACCACGCGCCCGGCTTCCACGAAGGTGGTCGAACCGGTGAGCGTGACGAGGCTTTGCGCCTCAATGGCATTGATGTAGTCATTGCCGGAAACCGGGTTCAGCGTCACTGTCGGCGCGGTTAACGGATCGGTGTTGAGTGTCAGCGTTGTGGTGTCGGTACTGCTGTTGCCTACCGGATCGCTCGCCGTCACGGTAACCGTCACCGGGCCATCCGGTAAGTTGCTTAGCGCATTCGCCGGGATCGTCACGCTCCAGATATTCCCTTCCTGAATCAAGGCGCTGTATTGCTGCCCGTTAAGATCGACGATGACATATTGCGGACGATCGGGATCAAAAGGCCCGGCGGTCCCGCTGATGACGATCTCCTGCGTGGCCTCAAAGATATTGATGATGTCATCTTGTGCGATGGGGTTAATGGTCAGGTCAGGCGCAACGGTATCAACTTCAAGGTTGGTTTCCAGCGTACTGCTGTTACCTGCCGCGTCGGTCGCTGTGATCTGAAGGGGATTTGGCCCCTGGGTCAGATTCTCCAGCGCGGTACCCGGCACATCGACGCGCCAGTTGCCGCTGGCGTCGACGACGGCGTTCAGCGTCGCGCCGCCTAAAAGTACGGTCACGGTCTGCCCGGCGCCGGTGACGCCGGTCGTCCCGCTCAGCGTCCCGCCCGCCAGTTCGCTGCCGCTTACGATGCCGTCAGTGAACGGCGTATTGAGAACGGGTTCCGGCGTCTGATGCGTCAGGACGTTGAAGCTGTACGGAGTGGAAAGCGGGTTGCCGTCAGCATCGATACCGGACACGGTAAGCGTGGCGGTGCCGTCGGCCAGGGCTGCGGCATCTGCCTGGGGAATTTGCGCACTCCATGTTCCATCTGCGGCAACGGTGGCGGAATACTGCTTCCCGTTCAACGTCACGGTCAACGTAGCGCCGGTATCAAAGTTAACGCTGCGGCCTGAGATCGTGATGTCTTCCGCCAGATCGGCCACGCCGATGATATTGTCGCCGGTGATGGGATCGAGGGCGATGGCACTGGTGTCGAGATTGACGGTAAATGTGCGCTGCTGGCTCGTGGCATTGCCCGACGCATCTTCCACGCTTACCGTCAGGGTATGTTCACCGTCGTTTAATGCGCCGACCGCGACCTGTGGAAGCGTGACCGTCCATCTGCCCGACGCATCCACTACGCCCGTGTACGTCTGGTTATCCAGCGTGATCGTCACGTTCCTGCCTGCTTCAACATTCAGGGTGTAGCCGGTGAGAATGACATCCCCCAGACGCTCCCCGGCATCAATAATGTTATTGGCAGTGACCGGATCGATCACCAGTTGCGGCTGCTGTTGCGGATCGGTATCGACAGTGATGACACGGGTGACGGTGGCTGGATTGCCTGCGCTGTCAACGGCGGTAATGGAAATCGCCACCGGCCCGTTCGGCAAGGCCTGTAGATCCGCGGCGGGGACTGGCAGTTCCCACGTTCCCTGCGGGCTCGTCGTGGTTTGATAGGTGATCCCGTTGATCACGACCGTGATGGGCTGCCCGCCTTCCGCACCCGTTGCTTCGCCACGCAAGATTTGCGGAGCGCCTGCTTCAGCCAGGTTCAGAATATCGTCGCCGGTAAACGGCAGCACGCTAATCGTTGGCGGCGTGACATCCACCGTGAAGCTTTCGCTGAGGGTCGCCGCATTCCCTGCCGCATCGGTCACGGTAATAGCCAGCGGCACCGGTGAACTGGCCTCGGTAAGGCCGGTTAGCGCGCCGGCTGGCAGCGTCACACTCCATGCGCCGTCAGCATCTACCTGGCCGCGATAGCTGATTCCGCCCAGGGTGACAGTGACCTGTTGCCCGGCTCCGGTCACGCCGGTGGTGCCGGTAATCACCTGCGCCTGACTGCGCTCCGCCAGATTAAGCACGCCGTCGGCAAACGGTTCATTCAGGGTGGGAACAGGCAGGCTCGCGATCACCACATTCAGCAGATGACTGTCGTTTACTGTCGTGTTATCCGGCGCCGTGGCCGTGGCGGTAATCGTCAGTTCGCCATCCGGTAATTCACCCAGTACCTGGGCGTCAACGGTGACGCTCCATGTGCCGTCTGCCTCAACGGTCGCGTTATACACTGTACCGCCAAAATTCACCCCAATCGCGGTTCCCGTCGGTAAGCCGGTACTGGTGCCGCGCACCACTAAATCTTCCGTGCTCTCCTGCTGGTTGAGATAGTCATCGTCGGCGATGATGCTGATCGCAACCGCGCTTACACTCTTGTCTACGGTAAAACTGTAAGGCTGGCTGGTCGACTGACCATAGGCATCGGTGACTGAAACCAGGAGCGTATTGGTACCCTCTGCAAGTTTTTGCAGATCGGCGGCGGTCAGCTGAATACGCCAGGTGCCATCGGCATCGACCAGCGTGCTGTATTCCTGGTTAGCCAGTACCAACACAATTTTGCTGCCGGGTTCGACGTTGGTGGTGGTTCCCGTTAACCACTGGTCCGTTCTGGCTTCCGCCACGTTGAGCGTGTTGTCGCCGGTGAAGGTATCAACGCTCAATAAGGGCTGCGCACTTTTCACGCTCACCGTACCGGACGCCTGCTGGCTGTTACCTGCGCTGTCAGTGAGCGTGACCGTGTAAGATTGCTCCCCGGACGGCAACGTCGCCAGGCTACCGGCGGGAAGCTCGATGCGCCAGGTGCCATCGCTGTTAACGGTCGTGGTAAAGCGTTGATTATTGATCTCCACCACCACTTCGCGACCGTTCTGGTCTGGCGTTGTGACCCCGGAGACCGTTTGCGCCGCGCTCAGTTCGTCGACGGTCACTTTCCCGTCGCCGGAGAACGGCAGCAGACTGAGGGATGGCGGCGTGATATCGACCACCGCGTTATCCGTGATATTGGCGGTATTTCCTGCCGCATCAACAACATTCACATTTACCGGTACGTTGCCATCGCGCAGGCTCTGCAAATCGGCAGCGGGAACCTCAACTGACCAGCGACCATCCACGTCCACAATGGCGTTATAGCTTTTATCGCCGAACTGCACCGTGACCCGTTGCCCGGTGCCTGTCACGCCGGTAGTGCCGCTGAGGGTTTGGTTTTCAGTCACTTCCTGCGCATTCAGGAAGCCATCGCCAAACAAGGTATTGATCGTGGGTTTTGGCAGGAAATTGATAATGACGTTCAGATCGCGCGTGTCGCTGGCGCTGCTCACGACATTAGTGACCGTAGCGGTGACGGGCGTAACGCCATCAGGCAGGGATGCCAAATCTTCCGGCGGGATCACGGCGCTCCAGTTACCGGCCCCATCCACCAGCGCGGCATACTCTTTGCCATTGAAGCTAACCGTCACCACAATATCAGGCACAGTCGTAATGACCACGCCACGCACTTCCAGCGGCTGGGTTGATTCCGCCGCGCTGAGATAATCATCCGTCGACAGAATGGCGATGGCGATATCCCCCTGAGCGAGATTCACCGTGATGGGACGCGTGATTGTCAGCGAGTTGCCGTCATTTGTCTCGTAAGTGGCAACGGCCTCCCCTCCGTCGGGTATCAGCGCCTGTAAATCGCCAGCGGGAACCAAAACGTGGAAACTGCCATCTCCGGCAACGCTGGCAAAATAGCGGTTGGACGCCAGGGAAATCGTCACCAGTTGCCCCGGTTCAATATTCGCTGTCCAGCCCGTCAGCATCTGATCCAGCGCTAATTCCGCTACGTTAAGCTCATCGTCTCCGGCGAAAGAATATAACTGGAGCATCGGTTGATCGGTGTTGACGATAAAGCTTTGTTGCGCCGTGGCGGTATTGCCTGCCACGTCCGTTACGCTGATGTCCAGCGTATAGGTTTCATTTTGTTCGAGCGTTTGCAGGACTTCAGAAGGGATCAGGGTGCTCCAGCTACCATCAAGGCCGATCACCGCCTCAAACCGGTTTTCACCCAGCGTAACGATGACCGTTTGCCCGGCGTCTTCTGGCGAAGTAAATCCGGATATGGTTTTGCCGCTATCAACCAGCGCCTGATCCAGCACATTACCGGGCGAGAACGCAGCCAGCCTGAGATCGGGCGGGAGGGTATCAACCGTAAGCGTGACATCCTGCGTAACAGTATTGCCGCCGCTGTCGACAAACGAGACATTCAGCGCCACCTGCCCCTGCGGTAAAGTTTGTAATACCGCGGCGGGGAGCGTGACGCTCCAGGTTCCGTCGCCCGCGACGATGGTCGTGAACGTGTTATTGCCCAGAGTGACCGTCATGACGCGCCCGGCGTTGCTGGCTTCGGTCACACCGCTAAGTAACTGATCGGTGGCGCTTTCAGTCAGATTGAGAATGTTGTCGCCGGTAAAAGGAGTGATAACCAGCGTTGAAACCGGGAGGCCGGGATTACCTCCGCCAGGAGGCAGCGTACCGCCGTTGCCGTTGCCGTTTCCGTCTCCGCCGCCATTGCCGTTGCCATCTCCGCCGCCGTTGTTGCCACCGTCACTCCCACCGTTGCTCCCGTCACTTCCGCCGCCGTTGTTTCCATCACCGCCGTTGCTGTTGCTGCCCCCTCCGCCCCCGCCACTGCTGCCAGCGGCAACCGCCACCCCGGCAATGCCGCCAACGGCGGCTAAGCCGCCCAGTATGGCCGCTGTTGACAGGCCTTCTGCGCCAATCAGCGCACCCAGAGAGGTATCAGCCATAACGGGAACAATCGCTTCCGCCGCGGCCGGGCCGGTTTCAGAGGAAAACGGGAACACCGCATGATGAGTGCCGTACTGGTCCTCGAAGATAAGCTCGCTGTGTAGCCCTTCAGCATCAAGTTGAAAAAATTTTTGATAGCGTACCGTTGAACCATCTCGCATATGGACGATCAGGTCATCACCCTGTCGCTCATAAAAATTAACGGTTTCCGGAGAAGCATTAATTCTTACCACGCTGGATTGGGTGATATTAATTACGCGATCGCCGGCACCGGAAAATTGCGTAACAAGATCGCCTGTATTGCGGTTGAGTATATCAACGGAACCTGAAGGGGTATTTACCAGAGCCATGCGGCTATCTCCCGAATTAAAACAACAATTAACCCGGCGGAGTGAATGCATCACAACCGCTTAAGATTGGTGCCGGTCCAGTTGAACCATCACCGAGTAATCGCCTGGTTTAAATGTGTATTAGAAAGATAACCGATTATTTTATTTGGTATTTTTGTTTAAAGGCAAAGCGAGACGTAACGAGTACGCACAATTAACATATAAACAAGCTTTCTGAATTAGGCAAAGAGAAATGCAACAATTTTATAGTGGAAGAATAATAAGATTCTGCTAGCCATGAATAAACTATTGTTCCAGAAGATTTATTAATCCGTGTTCAAACTTCCAGTAAAATGCTATTAACGTTTCCTCCCGAAACTATTCAAAAATAAAAACATGTAAAATATATTATGCATGCGCGAAATTCCCATTTGATTTGTCTATAAATACACAGCAATGGCTGGCTTTAATTAACAATATAAATTACCGGGTTTTATGGAGTTTATCTGCCTGATTTACTTGTATAAAAATACGCCAGTGAAGCATATCCATCTTCATCAGCGCTGTCGGCGTTATCCATTGCGATATGGACTGGCATGGCGGCCCTGACATCTGTTATACTTGTTTTACACTTTTGGGGCTGATTCTGGATTCGACGGGATTCGCGAAACCCAAGGTGCATGCCGAGGGGCGGTTGGCCTCGTAAAAAGCCGCAAAAAAATAGTCGCAAACGACGAAAACTACGCTTTAGCAGCTTAATAACCTGCTCAGAGCCCTCTCTCCCTAGCTTCCGCTCTTAAGACGGGGATCAAAGAGAGGTCAAACCCAAAAGAGATCGCGTGGAAGCCCTGCCTGGGGTTGAAGCGTTAAAACTAATCAGGCTAGTCTGGTAGTGGCGTGTCTGTCCGCAGGTGCCAGGCGAATGTAAAGACTGACTAAGCATGTAGTACCGAGGATGTAGGAATTTCGGACGCGGGTTCAACTCCCGCCAGCTCCACCAAACATACATGGACAGTGGCAGGACAGAGTCTTAAAAAACAGTAAGTTAGCCACTCATCCCTGACGGTGACCGGACACCAAAGGGACAAAAAAGGATACGTAAAGGAGCCGCGGCTCCTGAATGTTAAAAAAGCCCGCCAGCGCGGGCTTTTTTTTATGGGGGATCGTCATGAGCCAGTTGCAGGACATCATCAACCTTTTGAGTAGCGGCGATGAAGGCACTACTAACGCCTTGCTTCAAACCAAAGTCTTTCTTTACTCCATTAAGAAAAAGGATCTATGCTCCTGGATTGACCATGAAATCAATGGCTACCCATCTGAAAATGATGTTCCGCAATACAGGATTGTTAAGGCGCGAATCCTCGGAAGTATCAACAACGGGTACAGGTACTACAATGATTTTCAGCTACCTCTCAGCTATTTAAGCGAAGAAAAATATAAAGAGGCTCACCAATCCCGCGTAACCATGTCAGTAGGACAAATTGAACAGGTAGTCATTAAAGCTGGCGATAATCACCTACTTCAACAAAGTATCCCTTTAGATATTGCCAAAATTAAATATTGCAAACTTATCGATAGTAATTATGAAATAACTAATTGCTACAAACAAATTTCTGTGCATAGCTTTTCAGGCATATTAACCCAAATACGATATAGATTATTAAGTTTTTTATTAGAGCTTTCCGATCAAACAGCAGAAATAAATGAGGGTAAAAGCATGGCAGATAAGTTAAGTAAAATCGATACTGATTCAATTTTCCATAGCGCAATTTTTGGCGATAATACAATCATCAACATGGGCCATGAAAATTCATTCAATATCCATAACCAAGTTTCTAAAGGTGATATTTCAGCATTAAAAAAATCTCTTATTGAGAAAGGGATAAGTAATGAAGATGTTGATAACTTAGAGATAGCAATTAATGCTGATGGGCCTATAGCACCTCGTGGTAATGCGTACGGCGACAATGTCGGCGCTTGGTTTTCTAACATAATATCTAAAGCAGCCAATGGAACATTGGGCATTGGCGTTGCAGCTGCTACCGAAACGCTTACAGAAGCCCTTAAGAGTTACTTCGGGCTTAAGTAGTTGTCATGGCGTGTCAGGGGTCGGAGGTTCAAATCCTCTCGTGCCGACCAAAATTCCCTAAGAAAACCAACCAATTGCGGTTGGTTTTTTTATGCCTGCGATTTGGCGATGGTAAAAAGATGGCAAAATGATGGTAAAACCCCTGTCCTGTTTCCATCAAAAATTCATCAAACCTCACATTACTGGCGCTTCATCATCCCGCGTTCGGTTGACCAGCCACGTAACTACTCCTATGACCTCGATATCATCCAGCGCCTCGCCCTCGATCGCTTCTCCGTCCTCGGTGATTAACGCTTTACCAGCAGGCCTGGCGAAATAGTTACATCCCAGCCAGTTTACCAAAAGGTACTCGCCCGCTTTTGGCCGCGAACCCTTTTCGACAACCGCATAGCCTGATGACGTTTCGACAATCAATGTATTGGCATTCGTTCCGCAGATGATATCCGGCGTTAACCGGGTCTGAATGAAATCCATTGCAGGTGACGGGAACCCCATTTCACATCCCTCCCTGGTTAGGGTTGTAGAGCATGAAGGTCCGCTCTTCCCCCTCCTGTGTGGAGATATCTTTAAAAGTATCTATGTGATGCTCTATCCACACATTGGCCTCATGCAGTGACCAGTCGTGTTTGCGTTTCGCCAGTTCAGCTACGAAATCCTGAGTGGTAACCGTGCGTTTCCCTTTCGGGCTGATGTGTAGTGCTGCGTAGAACGCTGGGCGGATATCTGATAATCGCGGCATAATAGTCTCCTTCTTCTTATACTGTATATGTATACAGTAGTTTTGTAAGAGAAGGAGATCAATACGAAGCGGCCTATTAATAACTGTTACTGAGGTTTAGCTGGCCAGTTAATGTCAGGAGCAGTGTCAGTGTTAACCCTGTTGATCTGGATACGATATTTTTTCCATGTCAGCAGATCGGCCGCTTCCTGCTCAGTGGCCATATCAAGATCAACCGCATCCTGCCGCCAGGCTATTTCATTATCAGCCTCCGCTCTCAGTGATGAGCGTTGACGCTCAGCCTGAGCAATTAACTGCTCCTTAGTGGGGGATGGAATATCTACCCAGATCGGTAATCCCTGTGGGCCACCAGCACGCATTTTTCCATCAGGTGGAAGCTCAATGAAAAATTCCCGGAATACTTCAGCAGGCATCAACACTGCGTCATCGGGCCAGGTGCCAGATGATTTATACAGTTCAATGTCACTTTCCGGATACGCGCCATTTGTATTTGCAGAATAGTAAAATTCGTTCATCGGCCAAGCCCTATAATGCGTGCAGATGCAGAGATCTGCCCCCAGTTATGCAGCTCTACCGCTGCGTTTGAAAATGCCCCGGCCACAACGTTTCCAGCTGTCGTATTCGGCGTAACTGCAACGGGTACCGCGATAGCAAATAAACATACAGATAACGGGTAAGCCCAGTAACCCACCCCGGTAGTGCCTGCCGGTACTTTTCCCGTTTCCAGCCACTGCAATTTAAAGCCGTTCGGGAGCTTCAGATAACCAGCGGTCAAATTCCCAACCAGTTCATAGGCTGACATATCAGGTATCTGGTTTACGCCTGTGCCTACGGCCCGTTTCGCAGCATCTTTAAGACCAAGAAACAGGGGCAGCGCCATGCGCAATTGGTCATGCTTTGTTTTATCAAGCGCGAGACCAGCCGCCTCAACCACACCAACCAACTCCTCCTGGAGCATGTCAAAAAAATCATCATCAAGATCAGTGGCCGGTGTACCGGTTTGCGGGTTTCCGCGGGTAAAACCATTCTTACCCACACCAAATTTATCCTTCAGTGCAGTGCTTGTATCAATGCGATGCATAATGTCTCCGTTACGGATATTTGAAAATTACGTAGGTATGGGAAGGGCAAAGTTTTGATATGACGCATTCGGCAACAGTATCGCCCCAGGTGCGGATCGCAGATTCACAGTTATCCACGCACGTCATCCATGTGGTATCGGTCCCTGCGGGCATGTTTACCTGCCAGTAATACCGCCAGTCGTTTGAGTAAACTCCGGCCGTGCAGGCTGAAGTGCAGTTAAACGGGCCTTTGTCATACCGGGTTATCGTGGCGTCAGGTTTACCCAGAGCTGCCAGTTGCTGCAGATAGAATTCTTCGTTAATGCCACCGGTAAGGTTTACCTTTGCATCCAGCCGCTGTTGCCGCTGCCGAATCGTCTGGGTACCAGATGGGATGCATTCGTCCGGCAGGCCGCAACATTTCTCCCAGCGGTTGATTAACTCCGTAGTGGTTCGGGGATCAATTTCGAGCATCAGTGCATTGCCGCGTTCGTGAACCCGGCGCAGTGACGGAGCAGCGCCAGCTATTGCCGGATCATCGGCAGACCATGCAGGCCCAGGAGGAAGTAGCGAAGACAGCAAATTCACATAGTCGTCATCGGTTATGTCCATGAGAGGCTCCCCAGCACCGCCAGCTCGTTCCTGCCGATTTTCACATTCACAGCTGGCGAAACAAGCACATGACTGTGCTCACCAGCAGCAATGGATATTGCTTCATTGATTCGGGAAAGTTCCAGCTCTCCATCCGGATAACCATCCCGCAGCAAAAACGAACGCAGCTCTGAGGTAACAGCCGCCCTCACCTCAGGGGTATCCGGTATCAGCCTGATCCTAAAATCGATGCTGTGGGCGACAGGTGCAAACACGTAAAGATCAGAACCCGCTACGGGCGCCAGCGGGTCAATGTACGCTTTCACTTTCGCAACTGTAGCCGCGTCCGGGATTGGGTTAATGGGATCGCTGCTGGCTACCATGACGCCAACTGTCCCGGTCCCCATCCAGTGCCGGTATGTCCAGGCTCGCGTAATGCCCGGGACTTCTTTAGCCCAGACGACATAATCGCCATCTGCCCCGCCAAGTGGTGTCCAGTAGTACCGTTCAAGCACCCTGGCGCGCCAGGTCTCAAGCCCTTCAATATCAAATCCACCGGAAACAGAATCTGCCACGCCCGCAGACGGAAGGCCGTTCACAGGGGTGACAAGGTAAAGTGCGGTGCCATCATCAATTTCACCTGCCGCGCCGGCAATACTGCAGATAATCGGTGCCCTTAATACGCCTCCGGCGCTGGTTGTGTCAGCAGTTACCGTATACCGGACCAGATCGTCGCGCTGGATCACCGCTCCGGCATTAACCTTTAATCCGTTCGTAACACCTTCCCAGCGCATAAATCCGGAAGAGGCCGTTGGCATTTTTCTTGGACAGCGCTTCATCTCCGCGTGTCTGTACAACCATTCTTCGTCACATAAATCCGGCAACATGTTCATTGCCAGATAATCGATATAGCCATACACAGTATGAAGCGCCGCGGCATAAACCTTTGCCCTTACATCCTCGTCCATACGTCTCAGCGTGTCGCTGACATCAAGACGTGCGAATAAATCCGTGCGCAGCATGCTGATATTTTCAGCCAGCGTCGGGCGCTGAAATTCACTGTCAGCCATTTGTGATCGCACTCCATAAATCATCAAAAGAAATAGTGGTGGGTTCGTTGTGGCGCCAGAGCGTTACGCTGTTACCCAGTTCGTTGATGCCGGTTCGCTGAATAAGCAGGTCGATACGCGAGACCAGTCCATCATCGACCATCCATTGCAACGCTTCACGAATATAGGATCTGGCCGCAAGTGCTGTCTGATTCGTTAGTTTCTTCCTCTGCAACAACCAGAGGCGGGAGCCATATCTGTCATTCTGGGCGATCGGCCATGTATCCCCCCACCACCCCATAGGCGCATCAGCCTCATCATCCGGAGCTGCTCTCCGCCAGGTGAAGAGAGAGATAATGACAGCGCGGGTAAGACGGTCCAGCGATGCATTCGCATTGACACGACGGCCATTGACCATAAGCCAGAGTTCCATTTCTACGCCCCCATCAGTTTATTCGGTGTGTCTGTATTACTGCCCTGACCGTTCTCTTTATGGTGGTGCCCGTTATAGGAAAGTCGCATTTGAGCCATGTTAATGCCGGATGAATCACACATGTCTTTGATATTGCCCGTCGCTTCAATATCCATCTCGAACCTGGCCTTCGGAGCATTTTTGAAAACGATTGGGTTTCCATTTCCATTTACAACAATACCGCCGCGGGTGAGTGTGACCGACTGACCCTGATCGTCATAAAGAGCCACCTCACCATCATCAAGCCCCTTCATGCGGTACCGACGATCAGAAACAACCACCACCACGCCATGAGAACGATCGCCATCAGGGAAAAGTACCAGTGCTTCCGAACCGGGTTTCGCTTTTGATGTAAATCCATATGGTTCAAGATGCTCGATGCTGCTTTTCGGTTCGCCGGCGATGAGTTCAAGATCCACTGCCTGGCATTTTTTTACGGCATCCACACTTTTTACGACAGCACGGCAAATGAGGTTAAGCACCTGCCGCTGAAGAGTCTGGTATCCACGCATCAGAAAGGTGCCTCATCACTGGTTTTTTTCTTCCGGCGCTTATCAGGATCTTCAGGTTCAGGGAGATAAGCATCAGGCGGCCCCACCCTTAGCTCTGTTATCGTCCCGTTACTGTCTAGTCCGCTAACGCCTTTTGAAAACGTAACTTCCGAGATCAACATCTCGGCATTGTTGAACCCGCAGACAGGATCAAAAACAATCACTCTCTGATTTGGTTGCCATAACGTTCCGTCACCTTGCCGCCAGCCCCACACCGTGTATGTGGTTTCATCCGTACGTGCTGCGCGCTGGCGCGCTTCAAATTCGGCACGCGCTATACAACTGGCGCCAGTTGCCTGGCCAGTTTGCTGAACGGCCATTGGCCGGTAACGGGTAATAGACGCATCAATTGTTTTCGCCCTCAGTGCTGTGGTTGTGGCCGCACCGAAATCATCATCGTTCCCGGCGCGCTGGCCGGACACCTGATATGAGGAAAAACGCTCCCGGATACTCTTTTCTGTATCGCATGTCAGGATGTTTTGTCCCAGCACCAGCGCGGTTGTCGCCCGGTTGGAACCGATGCTGCCAATGACAAGCCGCCCGAGTGGATCGTCATAAGCCAGAGCCTGCTGATGGCCGAGCATTTTATTGATAACTTCGATCACTGTTTCGCCATGATCAGGCTGAACGCCTGGAATAGTTCCTGACGGTGCCCCGGCGTTCACCACTTCTATGCCGAATGGTTTGGCCAGCGCGGCGGCTATCTGGACGAGTGACTGTCCGCTGAATTGTGTGGGGTCAGCTGCGCAATCAATGAGATCGGCTGTCAAACTACGCCCGGAAATGCCGACACTGATCGACGTTGCGTCATATCTCACTGGTGTGGCTTCAACCCAGCCGGTAATCACCAGGTCACTGCCAATGAGAACTTCAACCTTGTCGCCGTTTTTTACTTTCGGCTGAAGAGAACCATCACTGTTCTCGCCAGGCCATTGCCGGGTAAGCTCAACACTGAAATCACGCGCCAGCCGTTCTATGCCCGCGCCGATCCTCACCGAAGTCCACCCGCCCCACTCCCGCCCATTTACCCGAAGCGTAACGATGTCATCCATAATTATGCCCAGACGCGAGAAAGGTGATTTAGGTTCAACAACAAAGGGGATTAATTCATCAAGACTGATATCACTTTCGAAAATGCGAATATTCACATGCCAGCCTGGCTGAGCAATATACTCAGGATTATCAGCATCGTTATTCTGCTGAGAATAAATAACACCAACGACATCAACACAAACACCAGAAAGAAAAAACCCGCCTTCGTTTTCAACAAACCCGGATTTAATTAATTGCTCACGCATTTCTTTTTCACTGTTGAACCGCAGATAAATATCTTTCATCGTATGCCCTTCATTTGGATGTCAGATAACGCCCTGTGCCATATACGCAAATTGCGTATATGACCGTTAAGCATGCGTGACCCGGAGGCCGTGGCCCCGGCGCCACGTCCGAAATAAAAGAGTTGATTGACTGAGGAAGTTGTTCCGGGTGTTGGCCGGGAGACCGATGTCGGGCTGGTCAGTTGAGTTCCGTCCACACAACTCTGATTCTGTAAAGTCGTGGACCGGGAACACACCGTATGAATCTGTCCATCATCAATTCGGTTATCTGAGTAATTAAACGTTGAGTTGCCATACGCGAATGCATATTTCCCCAGGGTTGCAGTCGTGCTGTCTACCATCATGACGATGAATTCAGTGGTAGTTGGATATGCCGCAAGAATGCCACGACGGCTTGATGTAACGCCGTCCGTTGCGGTCTGCCCGTTACAGTGAACCTCAGCCGCGATAGTTACCGGACCAAAATAGTTGTCGTTGCCTGAGCGTTGCGCGAAGCAATCGTCAGCGGCGCGGGTTGTGACCGATGATGATGTGGGGATAAACGATGTACATTGCGCGTATAACTCCGACTGAGGCACCTGCAAATAGAATACTGCCCCAGCTGCGATATTATTATTTACGTTATTTACATCATAAATAAGGAATGAAACAAAGAAATTCGCATCCGCAGCTTCAACGATATAAGACGATTTAATCGTGAGATATCCATCGCTTCCCAATACAACAGAGTTGTTTGTCGTCTTTTCTTCCGTTCCAATTCTGTTTCCGACAGAATCGTAATATATGCCTGTCACATATCCCTGAGAATTACCGTATCGCACACGTACCCGGCAGTTGGATGGAATTTTGACCCGACAGGAGGCAGAAACAACATCCCCAACTGCGACCTGAATAGGCGTGCCAGTATGCCCTATGAGGGTCAGCACGCTGCTATCGGCAGTCAAGGTAAACATCCCAGTCGGCGCCTTAGTATTCCCATCATTTATTACTGAAACATTTAAGGCTGATGCCGTATTACCGGTGCTTTTCCATTGCGACGGGTCGTTAGAATATCTGAAATAGTTGGTGCTCTGCCCCTCAATCAGTAAACCTTCTTTTTCAAACCGGGGTTCATTCACTGCCGCTGTTTGAAGAACACCGGATTTATCGATATACGTTGCGGTTGATGCACGGGAAAACGACAGGCTCTTTGTTTTAAGCGGGAAACTGGTACCGCCAACAGTGATGGTGTCGGCGGGTGCCACCCCGGCCAGTAACTGAAGGCTGTCGCTTAGCGGTGCCCAGACATCCGGGAACGGCGGCGCGACATACCCCGTCGCCGCTGCTGAACCAGCGGCATCTGCTGCGCTCTGTGCTGCGGCTGCCGCTGATTGTGATGCTTGCAGGGATGCTTCCTTCGCCTGGGACGCAGCCTGTTCTGGCTGTACCGTGACAGCATCCAGAGAGCGCTTCAACCGTTCCGCCATACTCGGCTGCGGCAGGCCGACAGGCATGGGAACCAGAGTACCTTCCGGTTCTGTCAGCACTTTTTCAAAAGCAACTGTGGCTGCTGTGAGACGATTAATCGCCGAATCGCCTTCGCTAAACTGAGACATACTTTCTCCTAAAATCCTAAGGAACAGGCTATTTCAATCGCTGTTGCCCACCGCAACCAGTCACTGGTTGTTACCGAAATTGCTTGTTCTTCAGTTTCCATCTGAGCAACAGGCCAGGCGAGCTGGCGCGTGGTGATCTTCAATGGTCGCCGCGGGATAAAGCCCGGGTGCGCTATACGATTACGCTGAACAATTTCATCTGCCCGGCTGGCGTCGTCATAAACGCGTGCTGCCATCACCAGTGCAGGCTCTGTACCAACAGGAAAAACAGATATTGTTTTGTCAGCCTGCCGCAGTCGCTGGGTTAAATCTGCATTCAGATCCGCTTTCAGACGACGGAGCGCAACGAAAACACGGTCATCATTGGTCCGGCTCATCTCGCGCTCTATTGCCACATTCAACGTGTCGCGTACTTCAGTGAGCTCATCCCAGGAAGGCGTATCTGGTTTAGGTGTATTTGCAGGGGTATTGCTCAGTGCCGGGTGTGACACGTTCGCCACTACGGTCGGGCTTTGCCCGGTAAGTCCTGCAGGGGAAGCAAACGCTGGTGTGGGTAAGGTCGATACCGCGTAGACCGCTTCACTCAGTGCTGTGGTACGTATCGCGCCGGCAACGATATTGCCTTGTTCTGTCTGCCACTTCGTGCTCTGGCTTTCTGTTTTCCATACGCCGCGGGGCGCAAGGTCCTTGCCCACGCTGATGCCAGAAAGGGTTTTTATCATCTTGATGATGTCGCCAGTGTTGCCGTACAGCCTGTTCCCGGTACGCCACATTTTCTGAAGAGCATCGACAAACCCTTTACCGGATGATGGCGGCGGAAGAAGAACGGAGATATCGCCCTGCAACAGCCTGGCGGCGTCAGATACCGAGCTGTCCACCATTTTCATAGCATCAGAAACATAGCCCAGCATGCCGCTGGCCCGCTCAACCACGCCGCCCTGAATAAAATCTGGCATGCCATCCATGCCAAACGCTTCGAACCCGTCGGTGATGCAATCATCCAGGGCCGAACATGATGAAGTCAGGATCTGTGCAGTCGCTGCACCCGATGTGGGAAATGAAAGCTCACCCGCCTCGACAAACTTAAGGTCAAAGCGAACCATTCTTCCTTCAGTTTTCGTGCTGCTGACGCGGATTTCCCCGTCAACACAAACGCTCATTTCTCCGTATGTAGGATGGATAAGCGTACCGGGTCCGGGTTTGTTCAGCGCCTCGATGAGGCGATCGCGCTGGTCGTAACAGTCATCACCGACAACATATGCTGAAAATGACGGGCGAGTGGTTACCTTTCCGAGATCTTCCGTGTAAGGTTTATCGCGATTGGGATACTCATGGGTTTCAACTCGACGGCCCACAGGGGACCCTTCATCTTCAACTTTGAAAGGCACGCCGCGGAATGAGGCGTCCTGTAACCTGTCTTTCCACGCCATATAAACTCCAGATATAAAAAAACCCGCCGAGGCGGGTTAATGAGATTGTAATTTCTTTACTTTGTTTCGGCTTCTTCCTGGAGCTCGAAAAAACGCTGTCGAAATCGCATGGGATCTTTAATGTAACGGATTGGCGCATGAGCTGTTCCGGCATCACTTATAACCAAGGTGCCATAGCCAAGTAATCGCCCTAAAATTCCTTGTCTAACTTGCAAGCTGGACAATTTTTTTATTGGTATTTCAACTGTATCACGCTTAATCAAACCCGATTTGGCGATCAGCCGTTTATTTGTTATTGCTGCCTCATTAGAACGTAAAATGAAGTAGCCGAGAGGTATCAATAAAAAACCTAATAAGGTCGGTATCCCAAGGAGGACTCCCCAAAAAATCCATGGAAACCAAGCCCATAAAGTAACATTGCCACGATAAATAACTTGCTCATTGCCGATTAAATTAGAATCAATATATGACATATTCTAAAACCCATTAGAAACAGGGATTAGATATTAACACTGTATGTCAAAATGTTACTACCAAATAAAATCAACCACCCATCCCGAACCGACCAATACTTGTGTATCCAACATCATGGTTAATATCTATACCGTTTGATCGACTATCTGTAACCCGCATGCCTGCTGGCGCGCCCTTAAACTCAACAGTAATTCTTCCCTCTGGTTTTTCCGAACCTGCTTGTTTGATCTGGTACTGGTTATAGCCAGGACTCGGCACCCCGGTACCATAGGCACCATACCCACCAGTCCCCCACTGCGCGGCATTCATGGCGTTAACGGTTTCAGAAGATCCGTCAGTGAACCATTCAATAATAGGCTTTAATTTTGCCCACATGTCTTGGAACCACTGGACAATCGGCCCCCAATTATTAATCACAAGACCAAGAGGAGACCAGTCAAATGCCTTCTTCATAATCGCCCAGCCACTTTCAAAGTATGGGCCTACTGTATCCCAAAGCGATTTGAAGAAAGGAGCAAATTCTTTCCAGTTGGAAATAATGAGACCAGCCGCCAAGCCTATTGCGGTAAGAACCAATCCTAAAGGGGACATTGCTAATAATCTGCTAACAATCCCTAACGCAGTCCCAACCCCCAAAAACCTAACTTTACAAGTGCCAGACCTGCAGCAAGGCCAACAGCACTGCGAATTAGTCTTGGATTTGCCTCAGCGAAAACCGTGAATTTCTCACCCAGATCTCCAAGCCATGACGTTAAATTTTTAATGTCCCCTGAGAACGCGCCACCAATGGCTGCTAGACCATTGGTGGCTGTGCCGGTCATGGCATCCCAGAGATTGGTAAGCGTACTTAACTGCATCTCAACACGCTTATCCAAGCTAGCCTGTTTATTCATTTTTTGTTGAATTTCATCATATCCGCTTTTACCTTTATCAATAAGAGCATTCAACACCTGGAGAGTTTCGGAGTCGTCACCAAAAATATCTTTTAGAATCCTTGTTCGCTGCACATCAGTTAAACTCTTTAGCTTGGAAAGTTGCTTAAACAGGTTATCAAGCCCACCAAACGAACCTTTTCCATCTGTGAAATTTAACCTGATTCCCTTTCTGCTCATCAATTTATTCGCGGCTGCCACTTTCTTCAAATCCAGCCCCCCCTGAATTACCTTACGCAGAGCATTACCTGCAGATTCTCCCGGCATACCCATCTGGTCCATCATAATCCCGATAGGAACAAGACTTCGCGCTGCGGCAAGGCCGTCTTTGTTAATCATCTTCAGGACTGAGCTGGTTTTGGTAAAGAACGACAGCATGTTTGTGTCGTCCACGCCCAGATAAAATGCCTTCTGGATCGTGTCGAATAAGCCCATCATGTCTTTCGCGGCAGTGCCGGTCGCATCTTGCATTTTGGCTGCGAACTCTGCCGCTGCCTCCGGCGTTTTCTTCAATTGAACAGCGAGGTATGCCGATGCCTTACCTACCCCGCCGAGAATGTTCTCAGCAGGTATACCCTGACGAACCAGCATCTGCATCATGTTCTGAAAATCGGCAGTTGTACCAGGCAACTGATTACCTAGGCCAATCGCAAGCTTATTGATCTTTTCAAAGCTGTCACCAACCTGACCGTTGGCCTCAGTCATTGCGACCTTTAGCCCCATGGCGGCATCTTCCTGCTGTGCATAAGCACGACCGGTAATCGCAAGGCCCGCGGTCAACCCCGCTGCAAGACCTAAAGCACCTTCAGACTCACGCTCAGTTACGCGACGAAGCTGCCGAATATTGCGCTGCATACGCGAAAGAGTTGGAGATAGGCGATCAACGCCAGTGATTAGCGCCTTAAGTTCAAAATTAGCCATTGTGGCGCTTCTCCTGTTCTATTCGGTTTGCCTGACTGACCAGCAACGGGATTTCACTGATTGGCATGCTCAGCATTTCAAAGGGATTGATGCGCCAGTAGCTGGCGCAATCGAAGAAGCGATCAGTGAGGTAATCAGCCGTCAGGCCTGGAGGAAAAAACCTGCCACCATCCAAGCGGCGATATTAAGATCTGCAGGGGACATCTGATCCACTGAGCTTTGCGGTACGTTCGCAAGGCGTACAATGTATTTCGAGACAACACCGGACAGCAGCTTAATCGACTCGTCATGGTTCATCTGATAGGGATAACCCAGCTCACGGACGTCTTTGCCCGTCGGCTCTGAAAGCTCCAGAACGTGAACGGTCTCACCATGAGCGGTAATAGGTTTGGTTAACTGCAATTCCATCACTGGTAGTCTCCTTCTTCACCGTGGAACTCAAGTTCTGCCGTACCTTCTTCAGCGTTGTGGTTCGCTTCGCCGTGCAGCCAGGCGGAAGACAGTACATAGACCTGACCATTCGCCAGCTCGGCTGTGATGGTCATCTGATCTGAAGTGGTTATTTTATTAACCGGAAAATCCTTCGGCACTTTAAACGTGCCTTTGACGTAAGGGGCGCGATGGGTCTCTTTACGGTCAACTGAACCCTCCATACCAATGATGTCGTCATTAACGACGGTGTTCATCGGCACCTCAATCCCGCCAGTCAGCGATAGCTGCTGACCGTCGATTTTGAAATAACAGGTACCAGCAATTCTGGCCATTATGCTTCCTCCGGATACTGGAGACGGAACTGATTGAGGAGTGCAAACACACGCAGCTGATTAACGTAATCAGGCGGATAAAGCACGTTGATGCGGGTTGGATTATTGGCGTCGCGCTCAACGATCAGGTATTTCTTGAACAGGTCGTAGTTCTCAACAATACCTTCACGTTCCATCTGGCGGTAGGTTGCCAGCAGTTCGCCTTTAATCACCGCCGGTGTCACGATCGCCTGACCGGGCCCGAAGCGGGTGCCGTCGTTCGCGAGCTTATGGCGGCCATACTTGCTCGTGATGACCGTCTTCAGGCGGCGCAGCACATACGCGCTGGTATGCAGCGTTTCGCTGTCCAGATAGCTGTTATCCGCCACGCCATAAGCGTTTTTCTTGTACGTGGTGATATCACGCTGTATGCGCAGCACGCCCCCCTCGGTATACGCCGTGGCGATGCCGTGCGTTAACAGAGATTGCTGCTCAGTTTTGATGAAACGTTTGCCGTTAGGTGGTGGAAGCATACCGACCAGTTCGCCGGTCTGGGTTGGCCGGGCCGGATCGATACGCAGGAATACTGCAGCACGCGCTGTGCGGCTGGCGGCCAGCTCATCGGCACAGCACTGTACGGCTTTTTCGTAACCCGCCAGGGTTAAGTGCGGATCGTTGAACATGTCACCGACAGTAATCAGGTCGCTTACGGTTGCGATCTTCGCTGTATAAACGTGCCCGTAAATCTGGCGTAGCCAGCTCCAGCGCCCGCTCGTGTCGTTCATTTCCTGGCTGATGGCGTTAATCGACGCGGTATCGTTAAACGGATGACCGATATAGTCGAATGATTCATCGCCCATTGCCGCAATGGTGCCTGTTAACACTGGCGCGCCGGTGCCCGCGGATCCGGTCGCGATCGCCACATTCACGCCTGACGGCAGAACTTCACCACCACTGAAACCGTAATAGTTCAGCGTAATCGGCGCATCGTTGGCCCAGGTGCCTTTGTGGCGCGCGGTTAACGTAACCACGCCAGCCGCCGCAGCCGCGTTAAACGGCGTAAGGCCGTCGGCGGTGATGGCGCTGGCGACAGATGTCGCGATCGCCGCCACGGTATCACCAGCGCTTACTGCTGCCTGAATACGACGATTACCGATATAGAGAGTAATAACGCCAGCGGCCAGGGCGGAGCCGGTAACCGTCAGGGTAAACGTTGCTGCAGTGCCTGCGGCTGGTTCCGGTACCGCAATGACCCACAACTCACCGAACGGATCGGTTTTGCGGTAGGCGTCCACCATCCGAGCCAGCTGGCTGCCAGCTCCGGCCATGCGGACGGCGTAATCTGCCGATGGCATAAACACAAGCTGGTTTGTTACGATTTGCGCACCGGTATTAGCATGCCCGATAAGCAGGCTCGGCGCACTGGTCTGCGCGGTGTTGGCCGCGCTGTTGTCCATCTCAGCATAGAACAACGGGACGCGCAGATCGGACGGGATGGTATTCATTGAGACCGTCATTTTTTATCCACCTGTTTTACCGGTTCAGCCGCTTCTGCCGGCGGAACAATTTCAATATCCCCGTCCAGTTCCCGACGGTACCAGTACTGATCTTCTTCGACGTTTCGCCCGGACGCGGGCAGCAGGTCGCCGCGGGCGGGGTCATGGACTGACCGCCCTTTTTTGGGTTTTACAAACATGGATCCTCTCAGGGGTTGAGGGTTATTTCGGTGTGATGCTCGATATTTCCATCAGGCCCGTTACCGTGCTTAATGAAATCGACGTCGACTGAAAGTGTTTTGAATTCATCAAGAGCGTTCAGCTCATCCTGTTGCCGCGTATCATCCTCGCTGAGTTCTTTTGTCACGATAAAATCGAACTGATAAATAAGTTCATGGCGGTTTAGATCCAGTAACGTCCCACCATCATAAATTATGGGATTGCCGTCAGGCTCAGGATTCCAGCCAAGCAATGCTTTAAATAGCATCTGGCGAACATCATGAACGACGTCATATGAGGCAAACTGTCCGCGCTCGTCACGGGAATTGCTTACCATGACAATGACTGAAAAGCTTTCTCGTATATCCTGCCAGTAATCCGTCAGGCTTTTCTGTTCCGCCGGGGAGTCATCACCCGGGACAACGTAGGCCGCAGGCAGCGCCAGTTTGCCTACCTCAGGAAGGTTTTTAAACTGCGCCGCGCCGGCTACCCTGTTTGCGAAATAAGGTACCCGGGCACGGAGTGCGGCGATAATCGGGGTTAGCTTCATGTTCTTTGCCTTACCGGGCGAACTGATTGTCTTAACTCACGCAACAAATAATATCGGGTCCAGTCACGGTTCTTATTGAGCGCCTGAATCATAAAGTTATTACGTGGTGCAATACGCCAGCCATTGCCCCCACTGCCGCCACGCCGGGGGCTTCGCTCGCGTTTAGCGCCTTTACGAACACCAAAGAACAGAAAGGCCGGGTAGAAATCCCCTTCAATCATTCTGTTTCCCTGGCCGTTCTTTTGGTTAGGTGCAATGCGCGTCATAAAACCCGGCCGCTTGCTGGACGCTTTAGGCACCATATAACCAATTGACCGCGCTAAACGGCCCGAGCGGTAACGAGGGTTATCACCTGGCTCCGACCGTCCTCGCTTCATGACCAGTCTGCGTGCATCCCGCATATGAACCTGGCCTATACGTACAAACGCCCTGCGGACCCGGGACCTGTTGAATTCGAGTCCGTTAGTCTGAAGAAAATCAACGTGTAAAAATGGTTGTGTCATTTCCCCCTCCACTGTCCGAATAAACGCCAAGCTCTTCGCACTCAAGCAACAAAAAGCGCCGTTCATTATTCAAATCCCGTTGACGTTTCACGCGATAAACGATGCCAAGATCATCCACCACTTCATAATCAGAAGTTATCTCCCGGCGGTATCTGATCGTAATGTTGTGAGTGACGATATTGTCCACCTGCACGGATTCACGTAACGTGGTTGCGCCGACTTGATCAATCTTTGCCCATGCGTCTCTGTTTACCCGGTAAACAGGCTCGCTGCCATAATCGCCGCCCGGCATGTCCTCCCTTAAACGCAGTTTTATTCGCCTGTTAAGTTCCCCGGGATCGGGAAGGATATAAACGGCACTTGTACGCGTTGAACGTAGTTTCATAATCAGAACCCGGAAACGGGAAGCCGGCGTGACTTCAGCAGAAATTCAAAAGCCATTGGTGTTTCTGATTTTTCAGTTTCAGATACAGAGCTGCGGTTTTCGTACCAGTGGCTGACAAGCATCAGCAATCCCAGGCGGATATCTTCAGTTATGACCATGCCATCCTCATCAAGAGCAGGAATTTCGTCATTGGTCTTATAAAGATTCCGGTTAAGGTAGGTGGTTGCCTTTGCTTCTGCTGCAAGCGCCAGCAGTTCCAGTAGTTCGTCTTCTTCCTTAAAGTCATTCTCCAGGCGGCACTGCCTTTTGATTTCATCCAGAGTCAGCAGCATGGCTTCACCTTACTTAACTTGAGGCTTGGGTTTGTTATTTTTTTTCGGCTGCTCTTGCTGCTCTTGCTGCTCTTGCTGCTCTTGCTGCTCTTGCTGCTCTTGCTGCTCTTCAGCATCGTCGGACGCAACAGTCAACGCATAACCTTTTTGCACCAGTTCACGGCCATGCTGCTCCAGGGTTTCAAACACATCCCCTTCCAACAGCACCTTTCCTCCCACATAAATGGGACGGATAACGGTCAGTTTCATAACACTCTCCCGACAAAAAGCGGCCCGGAGGCCGCTGTTATGGGTTATGCGCCACCAGCAGGCGCAGTGAAGGTCCCGTAGATAAACGCTTCAGGGCGTTTCACCGCCAGCGCCAGGCGCTCTTCGCAACGAATCGAGATCATGTTTTTCTCAAAGTCGTCGGCGTTCTCGGTGGAAATCACCACGTTGGCATCTTCACGATCGAAGATTTGGGCGCCAGCATTGAATGCACCGGTCAGGAATTTGCCAAGGAATGCCGCCGCTTCGGTAGCCACCACTGGCAGGCCCCACAGCGTTGGTCCGGTCAGCGCTGCCGGGTTGGCAAGGATATAGCGGCCCAGTGTGTCTTTGCTGAGTTCAATTTTCGCCCAGTCAGTGAAGTGAAGGACGTGGCCGGACGCCGGGAAGCGTGCCAGTTGCGCCTGCAACATCGCCAGGCGCAGATCATCAATACCGTTTTGCTGCTCAACTGAAAATGCAGCAGCATACGCAGATGCCTGCGGCACAATGCCATCCAGATGCGCGCCAGTACCGTCACCGAAGAGGATTTCCTGTTCTTCAACGTATTTCAGACCATAGCGAAGCTCGGCATCAATCGTTGACTGAAGCTGCGGCATATCGTCAAGGATCTGCTTAGCCGCTTTGAACAGGTGCGCGATAGTGCGAACCGGCGTAATTTTTTCTGCGAAAGCGATATCGCTGTAAGGTTTGGTGGTATTTTCCGGCACAACCTTAGCGTTATTGGTAAACCCGGTCTGCTGTACCCAGTAAATGGTATTAGACTCGGTACGACCCGGAGCGATCAGGTCGCGAATAAACAGGCGCTGTTTCGGCTGTGCATCAATGCCAGGCAGACGATCCGGCGCAACAATCTGACCCGGAATGTTTACTGACAGAAGAGCAGCATTAACAGGAATGCTCAGGCGCTTGTTACCTTCGACACTGGCCGTGAACGCTTTCAGTGCTTCAGAAGACACAACCTGATGGCCTACGGTCTCAATGACTTTAGCCGCATTGTGTGCGGGCATTTGCGCAACATGCTGTTCAAGTTCACCCAGTGATGCTTTCAGCGTTTTATTCGCTTCGTTGAGGGCGTTAAATTCAGTGGCAATTTTGTCCACCGTTTCCTTGGTTTGCGCAGAGAGCTGGCCGGAGTTTTTTGCTTCCCTGAGCGCATCTTCAGCTTTTTGACTGAATGTGCCGGATACCTCTTCCAGCTTCGCAGATACTTTTTTCAGGAGTTCATTTACTTCTGACATAGTGGTTCCTTATTTGCCGAACGCGGCAAGCGCGTTTTGAAGTTGTGCAATATTTTCTGGATGGATTTCATCGGTAGCGCCCGGCGTACCAGCAGGATCGGCAGCAGCGCCTGGCTTGCTGCCGGTTAAAGCTTTAAGAAGTTTTCGCCGCTCTGACCGTGGCGTATCGGTTTTCGCGAGCAGCGCATCAAGTTTGCGCAGCGCTGCCGCCGGGCTGTCATTGTCATCAGCGATTTCATCAGCAGACAGCAGGCGATCGGCAAACCCTTTCTCGACCGCATCGCTACCGCCGATGTAGGTTTCTGCATTCATCATCGCTTCAATCGCTTCCGCGCTCAGGCCGGTTCGTGCACCGTAGATATCGTTCATGGCTTTATCAAACGGCTCCATATCAGCAGCCACCTGAGCCAGATCGTGACGGTTGCCCATCGCATAAACCCAGCAGTTGTGAATCATCAGAAACGCACCGCGCCCAATCTGAACCTCATCGCCCGCCATTGCGATAATGGAGGCTGCTGACGCCGCCAGACCCAGAACCTTCACGGTCACTTTGCCTTCGTACTCACGCAGCAGGTTATAGATCGCCAGACCTTCAAACATGTCGCCGCCCGGCGAGTTGATATTTACTGTCACGTCTGCGCCGCCAATTGCACGCAGTGCCCCGGCGATACGGCTGGCTGTAACGCCTTCGCCGTACCAGTCGGCACCGATCACATCAAAGACAGAAATACTGTTTTCATCAGACTTTGCGGCTTTGATGCCGCCGTTCCAGCGCTCCATGGCAGAAGACGGCAGGTCGCGATTTTCGCGCGCAAAGGGCCGCCCCTCCGGCGCTTGCGGAAGGCTTTTCAGAGTCATTGGTTTTAGTCCTGCGTTTCGGAGGTTTGCGACGCCTGCGCGTCGGTTGAGGTGTAAGGCTGAGTTTGACGCTCCGGGAATAACCATCCTTCCAGCGCTGCCCTCACCTTTTCGCCGTTACTTCCACTTTCCTTCCCAAGCTGATCGAGAGGGGTGAGGTTCAGCTGAACGGTATAGATGTCTCCACCATCAATTGGCGGAAGATTCTCAAGCCTGCGGACATCATTACGGGACATCCATCCGTTCTGCAGGGCGGTGGTGTAGTAGGCAGAACGCCCGGCGCTGTCAGCGCGCAGGAGACCTTCTACAGAAAACTCAGCAAATAAATCATCGTCGCCATTAAGGAGGCAACGCGAGATTTCCTGCTCAATGTTAACCAGGAGCGGACGCAGCGTATTGGTCAGGAATAACAGGTTCATACCTTCGACACTCGACGCCCAACTGCTCTGCTTCGTCGTGTGCCCCACCATAAACGGCGGCACCCGGAACCATCGGCAGATTTCTTCAATGCTGAACGAACGCGATTCCAGCATCTGGGCATCTTCAGGATTAAGGGTGATGCCCTGATAGGACATATCCCCTTCAAGTACCATTACCTTGCCAGCGTTTTTGGATCCAACGAACCGGTTAAGGTTCTCACGGTTTTTCTGCCGCTGCTCTTTAGTCAGCAGATTTTTTGACAGAAAGAAACCAGATGTCTGAATGCCGTTTTCAAAAATTTTGGCTGCGGATTCCTCGACTGCCATCGCCGCGCCGAACACATCACGCCCGGTGCGCATCGGCATCATTCCGCAGACGCCATCCAGCCCAAATCCCCGGATGTGCATCATGTTTTTAAGCGGGATAATGCGCGGCACCCCCTTCTCTGTGTAGGTGTACTGAAGCTCACCGCTGTCCAGCCGTTCCACTTTCATGCTTTGAGGGAGAAGTGGTACAAGCGAAACCAGCTTGGTACCGATCATCTTTTTCTCAACGTAGGCATTGCCCCGCAGACAGATACTGGCGACCACCATCAGCATAAATCTCGACGGGGTCATTTCACTGTTCGGACGGCGGCACAGCACCTGATAGGCCTGGTGATTAATCGCAAGTTTGCGTGAACCATCAGCCGCCCGCTCGTATACCTTCATTGGCAGGGTTGAAACAGACTCACTCAGCAGGCGCACACAGGCCCAGACAGAGGCCAGCGCAAGCGCTTTTTCTGCTGTCACGACCTTGCCGCTGCTACTGGTGCCGTACCATTCCTGCCAGAAAGCCGCGTCATTCAGTCCAATCGATTCGCCAAGCCAGTTAACAATCGCGCTTTTGATGCGGCCCGGCCGTTTTTTTCCTTCATCAGATACCTACCATGATCGGGTCATCAAAAAAGTCATCAGGGTCTCCAGTCTCTACAAGAATCGCGTCCTCTGCCGCGCCTATCGCCATAGCAGAAGCCACCACGCCATCAATACGGCCGGTACTTTTCTTCTTGGCAAAGATGCGGTTATCTTTCTGGTCGGCTTCCAGAACAGCAGAGGCCGCATTCCAGCGCAGACAGGGGTTGGTGCGGATTATCAGTTCGCCGCTGTTAAGGTGTTCTTCAAAAAGCTCGATTGAGCGCGGCATCCATAGTCCTGATTCCTGCGCCTTATAGAAACCCTGCCCGTGTGGGATCAGTTCAACTTCAACAGACTGGTTCGCCAGTTCAACTTCGAGATATTTAATGCGGTACTGGTCGCAGGCTATGCATCTGATATCGTACTTTTGCGTTAACTCGCCGATGCGGTCAGCTACAAATCCGTAGTTAACGGCTTTACCCGGAGGCGCGTGAATAAACCCGTTACGCAGCCAGGCGTCATACGGCACATGGTCAGTCTTGGCACGTTCCAGAAGGGTGTCTTTTGGTGTCCAGAATTCAACAAGAAGCTTCTTCTGCTTCGGAAAGTAAAGTGCCAGGGAAGTAAGGTCACGGGAACCGGAAAGATCGAGGCCGCCATAACATTCTTCACCTGCCAGATCATCCGGGTCGAAGTCCTGCTCGCATTTCATCCACGTATCGCTGTCAATCCACGGATCCGCAGATTCCACCCACTGACAGAAGTTAAGGCGGCGAACAATACTCTCTTTCGATGGCATACCCCGCGCCTGAGTAACCTGCTCGCGCAAATATTTCTCGGTAAAGGTATGTCCCAGCGACGGGTTAGCCTTTCCCCAGCAGGATTCATCTTTAAAGGGGTCGTCCCCCTCATCCAGCGAGCAGATGAAACTGAAAAAGCTGTCGTCTTCGAGATCGCCGGCAGCAACTTTGCGACCGTACTCGTGATACTCGAAACAAACGCTGGTTTTATCGTGGCCGCTGTTGGTGATCAGGAACATCAGCGCCTGTCGACGCCCCTTCGTGCCGGCGCGCATCATCTCAACGACGGCGTTTGTTTTGTGTTCGTGAACCTCATCAATCAGCGCGCCGTGCGGACGCGGACCAGACTGTCCATCGTCAGAACTGATAGGCTTGAAGAAAGAACCTGTCTGCAGAAATGCCAGGTTCCATACATTCAGACCAGTGCCGGATTTGGTGATACGCTGCGCCAGCGCCGGAGACTGATCCACCATCGTCACCGCATCGCGGAAGAGGATCATCGCCTGATCTTTCTTGGTGGCCGCTGCATAAACTTCGGCTCGGGGTTCTTTATCCGCCATCAGCAGATAAAGCCCCACGCCGCCCGCCAGCGGTGACTTCCCGGAGCCCTTACCTGATTCGATGTAACTCATGCGAAAACGGCGAGTACCGTCGGCGCTCTTCCAGCCAAACAGCGAACCAACAATGAAGCACTGCCAGGGAAGAAGGATAAATGGCTGCCCTTCGTGCTCGCCGCCGTTCAGCTTCAGCACCTGGGCAAAGAAATTAATCACCCGGTTTACCGCATCCACATCCCAGAACAGCCCACGAGCCGGGCCTTTTTCCAGATCGCGAAGGTGGCGGGCGCAGGCGTTTCTAATATCTGGCCCTGCAAGCACCCTCCCCGAAGTTACGTCCATTGCATATTGCGTGGCGGGATCAGCCGAAGAACTGGTTGAGCGGGTCTTCTTCTTTTTCTCCACCATCTACATTTACCTTTGACCTGGCCGCAGGAGTTAATCCGAACTCGACCAGGTAGCTTTTGAACCGACGATCGGCATCAGCCAGCATGGCAACTGCCGGATTCGCCTTGATAAGAAAATCGCCCATCTGCGTTTTGGTCGTATAGGTGCGCCCTTCGATGTCGACTATCTGGCGCAACTGAAGAATTTCCGCGTACAAATCGCAGAGCCGTTCAAGCGCAAGAGAATCGGCAACCGTGAGCACACCCATTCCGTCCAGAAGCACGGTGAGTTTGCTCCAGGCTGTTTTTCCCCAGTCGGTCAGATGTGATGGCGGGCTTGGTGTCTCCCGGGCTGGCTTCGGCTCGTTTTTATTGAGCGCACGTTTGCCCGGATTACCTGTAACAACTTTCAGATGGGTTGGTTTTGGTCGCCTTCCGGCCATTTCCAACCTCCGGAAAAAAACTTTTCATTTCGCGGTTGTGCATAAAAAGGAGGGCTGGCGGTCAGGAACAGCGTGTTCCCTGAACTTTTCACCTGCCCTCCCCCTGCGGCTTACCGGCGCCAGTGTGACCCCGGGTCAAGCGGCAGGCCGTCCTCATCACAGCCAATGACGTGGCCGCGCTTCTCTTCCCGTTGCTTGGTGGAGTCATGATGCTGTTTGCAGAGGGGTTGCCAGTTGGCTTTATCCCAGAAGAGCTTTTGCGCTATTGCTATCGCTTCCTGGCTTCCGCCGTTCAGCGCTTCTTTAAGCCTGTGCGGTCTGATGTGGTCAACGACCGTAGCCGGAACGGCCCGCCCCTGCCTGTGGCACATCACACACAGCGGATGTGACTTCAGAAATGACAGTCTGGCTTTATCCCAGCGACTACCATAGATGCGCGGCTCTTTCATATTCATTTCCCGGGTTCACGACTGAAAGACTCTCTTTTATGCGAGTACGAGGCGCGCAATGCCAGTGCCTTACAAAAGGTCCAGGAAGGACCCATTTTTTCTTATAGCTGATGTTATGAGCAACAGTTATGATAAATCCCATTAAACACAAGGAGGATGTCATGATTAAAAGCAACATAATTAAAATCACTCTGATAGCTGCGTTTTTCTCTCCACTAGCTCATGCGCAGTGGCTTACCAATACCGAGGACGACCTGTTTTCTGGTGGCAAAAAAGCAATGATGATCGGTACACTGACATCATCCAGTAGTGCGATTATTTTCGATTGCTCTAAGGGGAAACTATCTGTTGCCTACGTAGAGGAAGATAAATCATCTGATTTTTCAGCCGATATTCCAGCTGATCTGATTATTAAAATTGATGGAAATTCAGCAATAAAATTAGATGCCAGCCTTTCGAGACGAAATGCGCAAGCTGTCCAAGCGAAATCTGATGATTTAGAAAACATTACTACGCTTCTTAAACAAATTCAGAGTGCTAAATCCAAAGTGCTGGTTGGCTTACAATCAAAAGATGGGGGTAATCAAAGCTCGTTTTCTGGAAATGTATCTGGTTCAACTGCTGCCGTAGATAGCTTTGTTAAAGCCTGTGAAATCACACTCTGATTGACATTGCTCTGGGGAAGAAATTCCACTTTATTATTCTGTCCTGATCGCCTCAGAAATCGCCTGGTGCAGCGCAGAGGGTATCAATGCTTTATCCATGGTGCGTGTCCGGCCCATATACCCGCCCGCTGCATAAGGCGTGACAGATTTTCATTGGCGCGTAGTCAGTGACTTTCTGCGGTGGTCGCTTATGCCATAGCTACAGGAGAATAAATAATATCGGCATAATCACCTCAGGCACTGCTCACGCACATACGCCTGCAGTCCCGTCAGTTGTCTGGAGACTGTTTCGATTCGCTCTCTGAGGGTGAAATAATCCCGTTCAGCGGTGTCAGTAAGTCGGGGGCCTGCGCCATCATCCACGCTGGCGGTGCTGGCCGCTCCGTTCGTGGGACATCTGGCGGAGATTTGCAGCCGCTTACGCCCAACAGCAACATCACGTTCAAGCTGATTAATGTTTTCCTGGGCATCAGCCAGCTCCTTTGTGTATTTCGCATCGAGCGCCGCGACTTCGCGCTGACGCACCTGCATGTCGTAGATGGTGGCGTTCGCCAGACTGAGCGCCTGTGTTTTCTCGTCGCGCTGCTTTTTGTACTCAGTGGCGTTATCACGGTATCGGTTGACCAGAACTGTCAGCACTCCAGTCAGCATCAGTACCACCAGCGGAAACCAGTACTTCTTCAGCAGCACCTGGATCATAACAATGCCGCTCGTGCTCGGTTGTAACGTTGCCGGCGGTCTTCAATGCCGTTCTGACCGCCATTAATAATCTGCGTGACGCGGGCCAGGTCGCCGGAGTAAAGCAGACAACCGCTGGTGGCAAAGAACCATGCCGCCGAACGCGCCGCGTTACACTCCTGCTCCAGTTGCTCAGGGCTGGTGACAAGATCAAGTTTTAGCGCGGTACCGCATTTTGTGTAATTTGCCTGGCCGGTGATCTGAATCAGGCCGCGTCCACGATATTTCCAGCCATCACCCGGCGCTTTATTGCCAAGTCGTTTGCTGTAAACCAGATTGGCAATAGCACGCTGGCGCTCCAGCGGTAACACCTTTTCATACGAGCGGCGGCCCAGCGCATTAGCCTGGTCCTGAGTAAGCCGCCCGGCGCGGATGAAACCCGCCAGACCTGCCACGCTGTAATTCATGCTCTCCACCAGACGGCTGAAGCCAACAGATTCATGCCCGGTCTGCGCGATAAACATCGCCTGGTCAGTCGGTGCAGTGATACCGAATTCTTTCATGGCCGCTTCAATGTGCGGAAACCAGCGCGCAGCTAATCCGGCGCTTATACCAGCCGCCTGCTGAAATTGTGATTGCTTCATTCAGACCTCAGGACATAGAAGAGCCGCGCCACATTCCCCCGTGCCCTGAACACGGCGGCGCAGATAATCAGGTTGATTGTCACGGTTGCCCAGTGGGTATGCAGGTAGGAGTCAAACAGATACCGGAACGGCACCGATGCATACGCCAGGATAATCACATAGGCCAGCCATGAGGCCCACGGGTTATGTCGCCCGCCAGGCTTGCGGAACATCATCAGGCGCAGAACAATGGCGGCACAGGCCATTACGTTCGTCACCACCAGCGGATCGTTAGTTACCATTGGTTCCCCCTCTCCAGCGTGCCAGCAGCTTTAGCGGGTCCTGTTCACTGAAAAAAGTCAGCGTCTTGATTGCCACGGCAGATAAAATCACAGCGCCGAGCGCGTCCAGCGGTTTATCGGCATAGCCGGTTATACTCGCCAGCCACGAACCCACCAGCCCGGAGCCATAAACGCCAGCAAAATACGACACGACGAAATACGCGGAACGGCGAAAAATCGTCAGGTCGGCAGCGGTGGCCACGTAGAAAACCGCCCCGGCAAACGCGCCGAATACCACCCCGTAATCAGTGCCGGTGAGCAGTCCATAAATGCTGGCGCCGGTCAGCGCGCTACCGGCGACTGCGGTTCCGGAAAAAGGTTCGGACATTACGCCCCCTCTTGTGTGTGAGTCCTCTCAGGAATGAGGGGAAATAAAAAAGGCCCGTCGAAGTGGGCCTGAATTTTTACAAATTATAAAAAGTAAGATGGTCTGATGGCTCTGTCCGAAGATATATCCGATAATGTTAAACAAATGGAGACAAAGAGATCCAGATCCGGTCGTTTCTTATAAAAGAGGCATAATAGCTACGTATGGAAATCATGTTAGTTATCGGCCTGCTTCTGGCTTTTACAGCATTATTCGTACTGGCGACTATAAATGCATTTTTCCCCAGACAAAAAAACTACCGAACTGCTGCAGCTCCGGTGATGAAGTTACTGACATCAGAAATGAATCTGGTCTCTGCAGGAGAATATCCATTCAGATTAATTACAGAGGCTGAAATCTATGAGCTTTACCCCTATCTGAACGAAAAACAGCAAATACTCTTAACAGAAGCTTATGATCTCTATACCGAGGCTCTGACATCTACTGCAAAAATACGACACCGAGGTGAAGAGCATCCGTCCTTAATGATTGACTTCCCCAAAGGGTTCATAATAACCAATCCGCAGGAGGTCCTGAAAAAGATGGAGCCTTTGCGCCAGGCTCTCGCAGAAGAATGGGAGTTGATGCTTTAATTATGTAGACTGGATGGCGCTGATAATCAGGCGTAAGTGGTTCTCTCCAGGTAAATTGGAGCATAAAAAAAGACCTGCTCGGACGAACAGGTCATATCAGGAAGAACATCTCTCGACGGTGCCGGGTGCCTCCCGGTGAAACGCTGACTGGATGCAGCGCTTCGCATGCTGTAGCAATTACAGAGTATCCAGTAATGCCCCTCCGCTCAGGGGGATTCGCCATCATTTTTCATTTTTATGACTGTCAAAGAATGCACTTTAATCGTAGTACCCGCATTGGTGATTTCAACTCGACCGATTCAAATTTAGACTCTTTGCAAACACCATCACAAATCAGCAGCCAACCCTGTCTGCAGCGTTTAAGAAAGAATGCTCGATCGAAATCAGGCAATAAAAAGGCCGCAAGCAATTCAGACTCACACTCAGGTACCGGAAAAGGTACGGACATTACGCCCAATCTTGTGCGTGAGCCCTCCCTGGAATGAGAGGAAATAAAAAAAGGTACACCGAAGTGAGCCTGAATAAAAAACCAGTAAGTATTTAATGAAGCATATCGCGCGCAATAACTTCCTCAGGAAGAGGTGTTGCAGTAAGTAGCGAAGGATCCGACTGAGCGAGCTCTAAATGGATAAAACGCTCCCAGGAAATTGGAACTTCCACTCCATTTTCATACTGCACAAGCCTTGTACCATGGGAATCGATGGCATCAGAAACAAGCACCGAATACGTCTTAAACTGCCCGGAGGGCTGGATGTGTTTGATCAACATTGGGAACAGAAAGAAATGCCGGGACGTAAACATAATAATGTCGAATTTAAACAAAACATTAATTAAGTTTAACCCCCTACAATGAAGATTGCCAAATCCAGGACAATGATCGCCAGCAAGTATTTAAAGGCATCTTATTGGCCTTTTCTTTAGACGTAAAAAACCCGCGCTGCGGCGGGTTTGTTAACGTTGAACATACAATGCCCATCATTAACGTCAAATTTACACAAAAACGGCAACTTTGCAAGTAACGTGACGCCAAATTATGAGATTTATATCATATCCTGCGTACGTGTTACCTTTTTTAGCTGTGCATCTGCAATGCTTTCTTCCTCAAAGCATTTGGTTACCAGACTTTCATAGAACGGCTTCCAGCTGTAGCGCCATGTACGGTCCGGCAGGCTGTCCAGTTGCGAAAGAACGCCGCGGTATGCGACAGAAGATTTTGGGCGACTGTAGCCCCTCCCCTCGCAACGTTTACACTCTTTATAAACAGGGATCCCCTGAAGCTCCGACTTCTTCCGGTCCAGAGTTTTCCCCGTTCCGCCACACTGGCAGCGCTTGCTGATTTTTCCGGTACCGTCACATTTGCCACACAGCTGGTGGTCCACATCTTTAACCTGACGGAATACTTCAAAATCAGAGGGAGACTGGCCCAGATCCTTAGCGAACTGAGGCAGGCGCATTGTGTAATGGCTTTTGGTAATCATGCTGGTTTTCGTGATCAGCCCTTTACCATAACATTTCGGACAGTCGTAACTATCCGCAGCTGATGAGGCGTAATCGTTAAACGCAAACCGGGCAAGTATACGCATGCATAGCGAAAATTTTTTCCCGGCAGCTTTGCGAACCGCCATAGGCGCACGCAGTTTGGCGTATTCAGCCAGCCAGGTTATGGCGGCATCTTTATCCTGTGGGCTGATCCCAGCTTTCCCCAGGTACATGGCAAGCCCTATGCCTGCATCCGCCTGAGTCATACCCAGCGCCGCCATAACATCCGTTACTGTTAACTGCTCGTTCGCAGTAGCGCGTACACTGTCAGAAATATGCATCCCTTTCGGGGCGAAAAATTTTATTACGCTTTCCAGATTCATCGCGGTCTCCACTCCGTCTACGCCAGCGCGCCAATGGCAAGCGCCCGGTCTAATGTTTTCAGCAGCAGCTCCGGCTGCGTGCCGTATTTGGCTTCAAATGCCCCTGCATCCGCATGAAGTTCATCGTGGTGCGTTCTGCACAAAGGCAACACGAAAAGATCATGGGCTTTGGTCCCCATTCCGCCCTGGCCGTATCCGATCAGGTGGTGGGGATCGTCTGCTGTCTTGCCGCAACATGCACACGGCTGCGACTTCACCCAGCGGGTGTACTTCTCGTTCTGCCAGCGGCGGCGCTTCGGTCGCAACATGAACGACTCCGGTGTCTCAGGGTCAACCTTCAGCGCCAGCACCTGCTTTACTGCTTCCTCCACCATGCTGGTGGCCGGTACCGACGGCATGATGTCCGATTCACGGGTTACCGACTGGATAACCTGCGGCGGCATGCGCATCGCCTGGCGCGCGACTGATTCGGGGATCACATGCGCCAGTTTATTGAGCGTCAGCCACCAGCACAGCTCCGGCAGGGTCACAGCGTGGGAATCATCGAACCCCAGCCCGCGGCGGACCACCGACAATACCCAGGCTACCAGGTTTGCCCGCGCAATGCCCGCCAGTTCGTCAGTAAAATGCTCCCGCACTTTGTTGTCGCAGGACCAGCACAGCCGCAGGGCGCCAGGCTCATGCCGCATAGTCACCAGTTCGTGGTGGTGATAGCTGGCGTGTGGGTACTGGCATCCGTCATCACGCAGCAGCCAGGCTTCCAGGCTCGCCAGTCCACCAGCACGCAGTATTACTTCGGGGTGTTCGAATACAGGCACCATAACCGGATCTTCAGCCAGTGGCTGGCGCGCCGCGGGTATTTGACCTGTCGGCAGGTCAGCCAGTCGATCCGGTTCGTTCTCCAGCAGGATGCGACCACGGCAGAAATGCGGCAGCAGTTCAGGACCGGGCCGGAACGCCACCAGCCCGAACTCTTTAATGATCACAGGATTTAATAACGCTCTCACGGCCACCTCAGTGCACGGTATCGAGCAGACGAAACAACTCTGCAGATCGGGATTCAAAGAAGTGCGGCTGTGTTTCGCGAGGATTCGCCGGGCTGGTGATGTTCTTGCCGTACATGCAACCCTTTGCCGTCAGTGACCAGAACTTTTTAACACCACCAACGCCGGATCGGCTCTGGCGCGTTTTCTGTTCAACAATGCCCAGCTTTGCCAGCTGGTGATAAACCTGGTTGGCGGTCAGGCGAATGCTGTTGGCTTTCAGCAACGCGCTGAGAGACTGTGTTGGCCTGCTGCTCCCGTCCTGAGCATCTGCCGGCGCATCGATGGCATACTGCGGTGCCAGGTTCGGCAGCCCGACCGCTTCCTGTAG